CGATCTGAGAAACACGCACACTCTTTATTCTTGGCGCGGTTGTTTGATAAATCTGATTCAGCTCAGCGAGAATAGAGCTTTGCCCATCGTTACGAACAGTGTCATTCCCCGAACCCTTAAGTGCAATCGCGGCTTTGAGTTTGACCTCGGCCATAGCAGCACTATCGAAGCCCATCATGGCCATGTCGTGGATGACGTTAAGTGCGTCGAGTTTATAGTCTCGCGTCAGCAGCTCAAGCTGGTCCTCAAACTGCTCTCGGCTCATTTTGGCATATTCGGGGTCAAGTTTGACCTTAGCAATGGCGGCCACAAAACCTTGCATTTCCTCTGAGGCGCGGATATAACTATCCACCTCGCGGGCAGTGCAATTCAGATACGCTGCTGCTAGGAATAAGTCACCTTTACCAAACGTGAGCGCGTCACGAATGGTTTGCTCGGTAACTAATCCATCCATTAGAGCACTACGGGTCATTTTTTACGGCCACTTACTCGACTTAATGCTGTCATTTGAGATTGAGCTTCTTTTTTAGCACGAGCTAAACGCTCTTTATCAGCTTCAATCTCTCTAGCGCGTTGAAGGGTACGCAAGTCGTCTTGTGCTTGCCATTTTTTATCTTCGGCATCACGCATTGCCGATAAGCTAACTCTTGCCATTTTAAAACTCCAATCCTTTAGCGTAGCCCATTTTATGTAAAAGTGGTAGTTGACGTTTCATACGACCAGCCCCGATGTCAGGACGGTAGAATGGACTATTAGGTATCTTGACCTTTTTAACCGCACTGTAAGCATTGCGGCGAGCACCAGTGATCGTCTCACCAGTACCAGTGACCACCATTGTATAGTCACCACAGGTAACTAGGCCAGGTAAGTCCACTACTTTGTCACCAACCATACGTGGCGATGTACCGAGCATCACCTCTGATAGATGGATACGTTCTTCATCATCGGCACCGCGGATAGGAATACCGCAAAGCTCTTTATTTGTGATTTTCGAGTAAGGGAAGTCAGGTAGCGCGATAACTACACTGACACAGACTTCACCATTAATTGCTTCGATTGTGTCCTCACCATTGAGCAAGTCTAGTTGCCATTGGATAGGGTCAGCGTTTTTAATATGAGCAGTCACATTGTGTTTTGATGGCCAACCGTCACGCATTGTAAATTCCATTGGCCAAGGGCCATCAGCATCAATAATGCAATTGTTGTCGATGTAGCCCACATAACCTAGGCGCTCTAAGATAGGTGTCATTGGTAGCAATACTTGCTCAGCAAGCTTACTGCGTTTCACCATGCGAGATAAAGTACCCATCTCACCAGTGTTCACGCCTAAGTCGTCAGCCATGAGTTTTTTGTATTCCCAATTCTCATAGAACCATTGTGACCAACCGCCTGGCCCGAACCAACCGCCCACGGCCATCTCAATACCGTACTTGCGCTCTTGCAAGATGAAGCCTTCAGCTTTAGCAGCTTTACGTAAGGCTTCGTTGCCTTTCCAGCGGTTAAGCATGTACACCAAGTCAGCAGGGTCAGAAGCCACATAAGACAATGCTTTATTGGCATCACCTGAAGGTTTAGACACAAGGAATTGTGGATTTTTCTTAACGAAAGCGATGGCTGCATCATAATCGTGGAAAGCTTTAGACTCCATGATATTGATACCGACCTCTTTCATCGCCTTTTGCCCAGCATCACGATCAAGCTCAAGTGCAGCGGCTTCCACAGAAGGGGCTAGGATTGGATATCCTTTAAGACGATACGGCTCCATGAATTGCAAGTAGAAAACGTTATCAGGTAGATAGATTAGGTCAGCCCAGTCCATCCACTTCTTAGGGATTTCGTTCCAGTCATTAATCTTTTCAATCATGCCCATACCAGCTAGGCGGGGTGTACCGTCGGGGCGAGCTTTATCGAACCATTTAACTTGCCATCCAGCGTTCTTAGCGCGGAGGGCCATGTCTAGGCAGTTGGAAGCGTTATCAATAATTAGTAGTCGTTTACTCATGGTCATGTCTCTATTGCTGTTGATTACGGGATAGCATATTTAATAATTGTAAGTCACTTTGTGAAAGTGGTATACCGCTACGAACTTGTGGTGCAATTGCACCTGGCACTTGTGGGGCATTTCCTGAGATTAATCTATTTGCAATGTTTGGGCCAAGTCGATTATATAAATTGGCACCACCAACCACACCAGCCGTCGTGTGAGGGGCAACCGCCGCGGCACCAAGCTCACCAAGTACACCTCCTGCTTTACTTAATGGGGTAGTTGGCTCATTTAAAAATGCTTGCCCAATACGAGCAATGTCACCTAAATCACCAGCAGTACCTTTAGCCATTGCTGATTTACCAGCTTCAGTTGAAGTTACTCGGTTCATTAGTTTTGACGCACTAATATCACCTGCACCTTTAGCAACTAAAGGTTGAATTGTTTTAGCGTAAGCATATTGTTTACGGGCAGTATCAAATTCTGACAATTCATCAGGTTTAAGTTGACCACGTATTGAATCTAGCATTACATCATCTAAATTAGATAAAGCATTAACTAAATCCCCATCTTTAGAACGACGCATTTGACCTGTCAGTTGCGTTCTAACTTTTCGGAAAGTTTCACCATTAATTTGGCCATTTGCATCAACGTGTTTACTTAATTCATTGACATATTTATTAACAATTCGTGATACGTCACTTGTTTCAAACTCAGCATTTTGCATAACGTTTGATAAATTTGTTCTAAAATTTTGATCAACTGGAATATTATATTTTGATGAAATGTTACCAATCTTATCGCCTGAATTTTTAATTGCTTTACTAAATACATCAGGGGTCAATTTAGTTTTTGTAGCATCGCCGCCAATCACATCAATAATTGCTTGATTAAACTGAGTTTGACGTAATTCATCTTTTGCACCCGAAAATGGCACTTTTTCTAAAGTATCGCCTAACAATTTAGCTACTGAGCTATTGGTAAGCATATCAGGTCGAATCGTAATTCCACGATCAGCGGCTTTTTTAGCTAATTCTAATTTTTCAGGGTCTAACTGTGATCGAATTGCTGAACCTGCAATTTCAGGAATTTTTGCTAAGGTTTGACCAGCACTCGTAGCCGCCAAAGCTTTAGTTGGCACAGATATAGCTTTTCCAACCATACTTGGACCTTGCATTAAAGCACTTTCAGCAGGGCCTAAACCTTGTAATATTTTTTCACCAGTTTCTTTAATTCCTTCAGGTATAGCACCAACAATTGCTTTACCTTCACGAGTACGAGGTTCATATCCAAAAGGTGCTAACCCAGCTTCGACCACACCAGTAATTGGATCAAAAATTTGATGTGGTCGAGGTGCTGGGACTGGAGGTTGAGGTTGACCTTGCGTACCAAAAGGACCTAAATCTCTTGGGCCAGTAGGTTCACCTAGTTTAGACTGAATAAATGATTTAGCCTTTGCTGGATCAGTTTCAGCAATATCGTAGTACTTATCTTTATATTGATAGACTGGCATAATTTTCTCAATCTAATTTAATTGGGTTTTCTTTTGTACCAGGCGCACCACTACTCTTTTTAGCATCAGCCAAAGCGTCATTTGCAGCCTTTTGGTTAGATTTGACCACGTCTTTAACCGCTTTAACTATTGATGGAATAGCTGTTGGTGCATATTGATCCATAATTTCAGTTGCTTGCCTACGTGAACCCTCTGTAGGTTGACCACCCTTATTAATAACTGTTGCAAATTCATCACGTAATGCAATCAATTTAACTTTGTATGCAGATAAATCAGGATCACTTGTCTCAGATTGCAACAATTGAGATACTTTATTAAATTGTTTGAGTTTTGACGCATCTAATTTTTTTGCAGCAGCTTCAACTTGATCGCCAATACCACCTTTATCAGTGATAGCTTTTTCAACTCGTGCAAGACTAGCGGCTTGATTTGCAAGAACTTGAACTTCTTTAGTCTGTTCTTTTGTACCCAAACGTTTTGATATTACATCATCGGCAGTATAACCTTTAGCCGCCCAATCACTCACAATTCTATTCCGTTCAGTTAAGTTTTTTACTCCCATACGTGACATAAATGAAGGGTCGCGTAACGCTAAATCATCTAATAAATCTTTAGCTTCAGGTGTAAGTTGACTTGCAGTTTGACCTTGATTAATTCGTTGTTGACCTTGACCAATACGTTGAGCACCTTGCTCAATACGTTGTTGACCTTGACCTTCCATAACATTGTAATGTTCACCACGTTGCTCTAAACCTAATGCTTGCAAATCAATTTTTTTACCTTCATACGCTAATTGATATGCAGTTTTAGCAATATTAGCAGCGTCCATTTGCCGCTTCATGTCAGTCAACTCTTGTTTATTTTGCTCGTCAAACAATGGCTTCATCTCAGCCATGGTGTCATACCATTGGTCTTGAGGCACACCTTGGGCTTTAAGTAATTGAACCACGCTGGCCACAGTCAAAGGCTTAGTGCCAATGTCATTCGTTGCTGGTGGTGCAGGAGGTTGCATCATTTGCATACCACCAGATTGAGGAGGTTGACCTTGCGCTAGGCTTTGTACTGTTTGATATGGAGGTAAACCGCCACCCATTTGTGGTGGACGTGTTGGCATACCTCCTGATTCACCTGGCATAATACCTTGCGCCATTGGAGGCGCAGCGCCTTGCATACCGCCCATACCACCGTTAGGTGATTGTGGAGGCGCCATTGGCACTGAGGCTTGGCCAGGTGCGGGAGGTTGAGGGCCTTGCCCTTGACCGCCAGCCACAGGAGGGGGCATACCATACGCTGAGTTAAGTACGCTTCCGTAATTTTGTTGAGCTTGCAGTTGACGCGCTTGTTGTTGCTTAGCTTGCTCAATTTGCCAAGCTTGGTAGTCCATTTGTTGCTTGCGCTGAGCATCGGCTTGCTGTTGTTGCTGAGCGTTTAAGATACCTTGTGCGAAACCTGGAGCTAGTAGTGCCATGATAGCCTCTTATGATGCTGAGTAATATAAGCCTGAAGTATCAGGTAATGCGCCAGGGCCAGTGTAAACGCCAGCTTGGTTATAGTTGCCTTGGTTAGCCATAGATTGTGAGCTTGCATTACCGCCACCAAAAATGTTGGTATTGAGCCAGTTGCCCACAGCAGGATTGCTACCGATTTGATAACCTAACTGAGCATTAGCGGCATTGTTAGCGGTGTTGACTGCTTGCTGACCAGCATATTGATTGTATGCGTTCATACTTGCAGCTTGACCCATGCCCATGTAAGCCTGAGCTTGGTTCATGTTAGTAGCATTAAGCCCTTGCAAGCCAGCCATTTGCTGAGCGTATTGCTGACCGACCACACCAGGTTGTTGCGCGGCGTATTGCTGTGCTGATAATGGCACTTGACCAGCTTGTTGTTGATAACCACCAGCAGTACCATAAGCACCCGCTTGTGCAGCTAGGTTAGCACCAGTCAATTGACCTTGAGCACCACCCGCTTGACTACCTTGAGCCATTGCACCAAGACCTTGTGCTTGACGGGCTAATTGTTGATTTTGCCATGCAATGTCAAAGTTTTGCATTGATTGGTTGTATTCAGCGCCGCCCACAGCAGAGTTACCCAAGCCACGCATTGCTTGACCCGCGTTGACCTGTTCGGTTAGTTGCTGTTGCGTTTGCTGGAATAGCGCGTTTTGTGGGTCAAGCGCAGTCTGATAGACTTGGTTCCCAGCATTGTACAAATTCTGTTGCTGCTGGCTAGATAAAGCTGCTTGCTGACCGTAAGCACCAGCTTGTTGACCAGCCACATTAGCGCCTTGACCGTAATAGTTACCTGCTTGACCGTATGCTTGTAGGTATGGGTCATAATTAA